ACATTTAAAAAAATTCAAGTAGAAACTAATCAAGGTTATAAAACATTATTAAACGGTTAAGATGAATATAGACGATAAAATTTTAAAAGAGATCGCAAGATACAATTCGATCAACAAATATATCATGGAACAAGATATTCCGGCACCACCTGCAGATGCGGGAGCAATACCTCCACCTCCGGCAGACGCTGCAGCACCGGTTGATCCTGCTGCAGATCCTGCGGCGGCAGGTGTAGATCCTGCGGCACCAACACCTCCAGCGGCTCCTGGCGCTGAAGGAGAAGCGGCACCTGTTGATGTTGCGGCGGATCCTGATGTTGAAGAAGTCCCTGCTGAAGGAGAAGAAGGTGAAGGAGAAACTGAAGAGTTAGACATCACTGATCTTGTTGATTCACAAAAAACAATCGCTGATAAACAAGAAGAATATTTCACAAATCTTTTTGACCAAATCAAAACTATGGAAGAAAAATTAGCAGAGATGGATACTATTGTGTCTAAGTTAGATTCTTTAGAGGCTAAAGTTGAAAAATACAGACCAAAAACGGCACAAGAAAAATTGCAACTTAGATCATTAGATTCAGGACCATTTAAACAAAACTTGGCGGATTTCTTTGATGAGAAAAAAGATGAGATGGAACAAACAGGTAAAAATGAATATGTTCTAACCCAAGATGAGGTTGAAAGTTATAGCCCATCTGACATAGAAAAATCTTTCAACGAACCAATGGAGGATGAAGATGATATTTTATTAAACAAATTTAATTCATAAGTTTTAAGGTCGATAAATTCGACCTTAAACTTTTTTTTTGGCGACACAATTTGACTATAACTTTTTATACACTTATAATTTTAACATAAACCTTTAATTTTTATTTACACATGGCGACAAATTCATTAGACGCAGTACTTGCACAGTACGAAAAATCAACACAGAACACATCATCGAATGGTTCTAAAATGTCTTCAGAAGACCGAATGAAGAAATATTTCGCGGCTCTTTTGAAAGATAATGAAAAACAAGGACAGAGACGAGTACGTATTCTTCCTACAACAGACGGTTCTTCACCGTTTAAAGAAGTATGGTTCCACGAAATCCTTGTGGACGGTAAATATCAAAAATTTTACGATCCAGGAAAAAATGACAACGAACGTTCACCTTTGAATGAAGTTTACGAAGAACTTATGTCAACAGGTAAGGAAGCCGACAAACAATTGGCAACACAATACAAAGCTCGTAAGTTTTATATCGTAAAAGTTATTGATCGTGATAACGAACAAGACGGAGTTAAATTTTGGAGATTTAAACACAACTACAAACAAGAAGGAATTCTTGATAAAATTATTCCAATTTGGAAAGCAAAAGGTGATATCACAGATCCTGATAAAGGACGTGACTTAATCCTTGAATTAACAAAGGCAAAAACTCCTAAAGGTGCTTTCTATACGGTAATCCAAACAGTTATGTATGATGACCCATCTGCAATTTCAGAAGATGAAACTCAAATGTCAGAGTGGGTTAGTGATGAATTGACTTGGGAAGATGTATATTCTAAAAAACCTGTTGAATACCTTGAGGCAATTTCAAGAGGAGAAACACCACGTTGGGACTCTGAAAAAGGTGGATATGTTTATTCTAATGATGAAACTTCAGAAGTTTCTATGGGAGGAAAATCAGCACCAAAATCAATCAATGAAGTTTCTGATCCTCAAGCAAACGACGAGGTTGATGAAGAATTACCATTCTAATTTTAATTATTAAAAATGTAACGGGAGCAGTTTATTGTTCCCGTTTTTTTGTCTATATTTTATATAGTAACACAAAAATTATGGCACTTAAAAAAAACGACTTTAGTTCGTTGAAGAAAAAGTTCTCTTCGGACGCAAAATATAAACCGCAAAGATTTTTTGATCTTGGTCCTGAATTTTTGGATGCGGTAGGATTACCTGGCCCTGCTATCGGCCATCTTAATATGTTATTGGGTCACTCCGATACAGGTAAAACAACAGCACTTATTAAAACCGCTGTTGATGCTCAAAAGAAAGGTATTCTTCCTGTATTCATTATTACAGAACAAAAGTGGTCTTTTGATCACTCAAAAATAATGGGGTTTGAATGTGATGAAGTGGTTGATGAAGAAACAGGTGAATTAACTTGGGACGGATTCTTCTTGTTTAATAATAACTTCAGTTATATTGAACAAATTACTGATTATATTAACGATCTATTGGACGCACAAGAAAAAGGTGAATTAGACTATTCACTTTGTATTATGTGGGATTCAGTTGGATCAGTTCCTTGTAAAATGACTTACGAGGGTAAAGGAGGTAAACAACACAATGCAAGTGTTTTAGCCGACAAAATTGGTATGGGTATAAACCAACGTATTTCAGGATCTCGTAAGGCAGATTCTAAATACGAAAATACCTTAATCATTGTTAACCAACCTTGGGTAGAATTACCTGACAATCCATTTGGTCAACCTAAGATCAAGGCAAAAGGTGGTGAAGCAATTTGGTTAAACTCTTCTTTGGTGTTCTTATTTGGTAATCAAAAAGGTGCGGGTACAACAAAGATCACTGCGACAAAAGATAAAAGAACTGTGAAGTTCGCTTCAAGAACAAAAGTGTCGGTTATGAAAAACCACATCAATGGTCTTGGTTTTGAAGACGGTCGAATCATTGTAACACCACACGGATTCTTGCCAGGTAAAGATACAACAGAAGAAAAGGCATCAATAGAAAAGTATAAAAAAGAATATGCTGACTATTGGAAAGATATAATTGGAGTTGATGGTGACTTCGATTTGAAAACAGAAAAAGAAGAGGTTGAGTAGAAATCATTTAAGATTTGAGAAAGTGTCTAAAACATTATTAGTAGACGGAAATAATTTATTAAAAATTGGATTTCACGGTGTTAGAGAATTCTATCACAATGGAAAACACGTTGGTGGTGTTTGGCACTTTCTAAATACTCTTCGTAAATTCTTGGAAGAACACAACTATAGTAAAGTTGTTGTATTTTGGGATTCTAAAACCTCATCTTCACAAAGAAGATTGATTTACCCAAAGTACAAATTGAATCGGAGACCTTCCGAATCAGAACAAAAAGAAGAATCTTTTTTAGAACAAAAACAAAGGGTTAGACAATACCTCGAGGAGATGTTTGTAAGACAACTGGAGACAGAACACGCAGAAGCTGATGACTTAATAGCATATTACTGCCAAGTGTCCTTAGATGAAACTAAAACTATATTCTCAAGTGACAGAGATTTAACTCAATTAATTTCTGAAAAAGTTTCAATTTACTCACCATCCACAAAACAATATTATAAGTTGGGGGACAAGATTAAATTACACGATATTGAAGTCCCACACTTTAATGTAAAAACCGTAAAGATACTCACTGGTGATAGTTCCGATAATATTGACGGAATCTTTTATCTTGGTGAGAAGACTTTGGTTAAATTATTTCCTGAGCTACTTGAAGAATTAGTACAATTACCCTATATTTTGAGTACAAGTACTAATTTACTTAAGGAGGAAAAGGGAAACGTTGCCCTTCAGAATCTATTAAGTGGTAAAACTAAAGAAGGTATTTTTGGTGATGAATTTTTTGTAATCAATCAAAAACTTGTCGATTTAGATGAACCACTCTTAAGTGAAGAGGACAAAGAATTAGTTAGATTATATTACACGGAGTCGATGGATCCCGACGGAAGAGGACATAGAAATCTAATTAGAATGATGATGGAAGATGGATTCTTCAAATACCTACCAAAGGGTGACGACGCTTGGGTAAGTTTTTTGAAACCATTTTTAAAGTTAACAAGAAAAGAAAAAACAAAATTTAGAAACAAACAAAACTAAAAAAAACAAATGAAAGAACAGGATATTACCAAAGTTGAATTTTTGTTAATGTGTAACGATAACATTGTGGTTCAGAGATTCTTTAATGTTAGGAATTTTAATAAAAACGCTCATAAGTCTGAGGATTTTTATTATCACATTGAAAGTATTTGCAACGAGTTAAAATACAATCTTAAAATGAGATCGGTAACTTACATGTTGGACAACCAATATGAAATTTCAGAAAACCCAGATGTATTAAATACATCAATCACGGAAGGTCCGGAAAATTTTAATTTGATTATTAAGCTCGGAGATATGACAATTTGTCAGCGTGAGTTCGACGCTAAAGTATACCCACCGAAGGTAAGATATACCGTAGACCTACGCCCAAAGTTAAAAAGCATCCTTTCCTCACTTACTGACATTTTTTCAGGTAAAAATTTTAATTATTTTTATCCTGAATTTATCAAAAACTAATACTATTTATTTTTACTAAAGGAGAGAAAACTATATGGCGACAGGTAAAAATTTTGAGTATTTAGGTAATACGTTTCAGTTACAATTACTAAATCAAATCATTGTAGATAAAGACTTTTCACATTCAATTATTGATGTGATTGAGAATAATTATTTTGAAAACAAATATTTCAAAATCATCATTCAAATGATTAGAGAGTATTATACAAAATACGATCACACACCTTCGTTTGATACGTTAGAACAAATCACAAAATCAGAATTACAACAAGAAATTGCATCTAAGATTGTTATGGATACAATCAAGAAAATTAAGGATGCACCTATCGATGGTGTAGCTTTTGTGCAAGAAAAGGCTTTAAAGTTCTGTAAACAACAAGAACTACAAAAGGTAATGGGTAAGGCTCAAAAGATCATCGATGGAGGTGAGTTTGAGAGTTATGACACACTTGAAGAATTGGTTAAAAATGCACTTCAGGTTGGAGCAAAAGACACTACTATGTTAGATGTGTTCTCTAATCTTGACCAAGTTCTTGAAGATGACTACAGACACCCAATCCCAATGGGAATACCTGGCATCGATAGATTACTAAAAGGAGGTTTGGCAAAAGGGGAAATTGGTGTTATATTAGCACCTACAGGTGTCGGTAAGTCAACTATATTAACCAAGATGGCAAATCACGCTTTTAATCTTGGATTTAACGTACTTCAGATCTTTTTTGAGGACAACCCAAAGGTTATCCAAAGAAAACACTTTACATTATGGACGAAAGTTCATCCTGACGATTTGTCAGAGAAAAAAGATGAGGTTATGAAGAGAGTTAGGGAAATTGAGGAATCAATGCCAAATAAATTGATAATGAAAAAGTTACCATCTGATACTATGACGATGTTACAAATCAAAAATCAAATTAGAAAAATGGTATCTGATGGTATTAAAGTAGATATGATTGTTTTAGATTATATCGATTGTATTGTTCCTGACAAAAATTTAGGTGATGAATGGAAGAGTGAAGGGTCAGTAATGAGAGCATTTGAAGCAATGTGTCACGAAATGAATATTGTGGGCTGGACTGCAACTCAAGGTAACAGATCTTCAATATCTTCAGAAGTTGTTACGACAGATCAAATGGGTGGATCAATTAAAAAGGCTCAAGTGGGTCACGTTATTATATCAGTTGCAAAGACATTACAACAAAAAGAAATGAAACTAGCAACAATTGCAATAACAAAATCACGTATCGGTGATGATGGTGTTGTATTTGAAAACTGTAAGTTTGATAACGCAATGATTGATATAGATACTGAAAGCTCAATGACGTTCTTAGGTCTTGAAGAACAAAAAGAAGAAAGACAAAGACAAAGAGTTAAGGAACTCTTAGAAAAGAGAAAACAAAGAGAAACACAATCAAATTAACAAAATAAGTAAATTTATAAAAATGGAAAAAATACTAGTAGAAAATCCTGGTCGGTTCGTTATCTTCCCTATTGAACACAATGATATATGGGAATTTTACAAACAACACCAAGCAGCGTTTTGGACGGCAGAAGAGGTGGATTTAACTAATGACATCAGAGATTGGGAAAATTTAACAGACAATGAAAAATACTTTATCAAAAACGTATTGTCATTTTTCGCGGCTTCTGACGGTATTGTGAACGAAAACTTGGCGGAGAATTTCTACCGAGAAGTGCAATATCCCGAAGCTAAATTCTTTTACGGATTCCAATTGGCGATGGAAAACATTCACTCATTAATGTATTCGTTGTTGATCGATACGTACATTAATAATCCAAAGGAAAAAGATGAATGTTTCAATGCAATTGATAGACTTCCTGCGGTTCAGAAGAAAGCCAAATGGGCTTTGGAATGGATTGAAAAGGCATCTTTTGCAGAAAGATTAGTTGCCTTTGCCGCTGTCGAAGGTATCTTTTTCTCAGGTTCATTCTGTTCTATTTTTTGGATGAAATCAAGAGGGATTATGCAAGGTTTGTGTAACGCTAACTCATTAATCTTTAAAGATGAAAATTTACATTGTGATTTTGCAATTCACCTATTGAATAACCATTTGGAGAATAAACCTTCTGAAAAAAGAATTAAAGAGATTTTACTTTCGGCATTAGAAATTGAAAAAGAATTCATTACAGAATCACTTCCAGTTTCTTTGATTGGAATGAACTCAAACTTAATGAAACAATATCTTGAATTTGTAGTTGACGGACTACTCGTTAAGATGGGATGTAGTAAAGAATTCAACGTAGAACAACCGTTTAAGTTTATGGAGCAAATTGCTGTTGAAACTAAAGGTAATTTCTTCGAATCACGAACTATGGAGTATCAGAAGGCAAAATTGAACGAAACCATAACATTTACAGACGACTTTTAATTTTTGGAATATGTCATTAAAAATAAATAAACGAGGAGGGGAAAGTGTATCATTTAATCCTCAAAAAATTTACAACAGAGTTAAGAGAGCATCAAAAGGTTTGAATGTTAATTCTGATGAAATTTTCATTAAAGTAATTACTTCTGTACCAACGGAAGGTGAGGTAACTACAAAAGAACTTGATAAATTAGTTTATGAGATTGCGGCTTCATACACAGGTAGTCACCATGATTACTCAAGATTGGCTGCGAGTGTTGCAATTTCTTCATATCACAAAGAAACTAATGAAAGTTTTTCACAAACAATGATGCAACTTTATGAAGATGGAATCATCAATGAAAAATTGATTGAAACTATTAAAGAATATGGTGAAGATACTATTGATGCCGCTATTAATCATGAAAATGATTATAACTTCGATTACTTTGCTTGGAGATCATTACAAGAAATGTATTTGTTGAAAAGACCAAATGGTAAAGTAGTTGAAAGGCCACAACATATGTATATGAGAGTTGCTCTTTGGGTTACTACCAATATGTCTGACGCATTTGAGTATTACAAATCATTATCAAACCAGTTGATTTCAAAGGCAACACCAATAATGATTAATGCTGGAACAAAAGTTCCACAATTAGCATCATGTGTACTTCACTATAACAACTCCGACTCAAGAAAAGGTTTATTAGATACATTAACAGATATTTCAACTTTCTCCTCTGATGCTGCAGGTATTGGATTATCTATGTCTAACATTAGAAGTAAAGAAAGTAGAATCTCAAGTTCAGGTGGATATGCTGGAGGTCTTTTAAAATATTTAAAAATTGTTAATGAATCACTTAGATTCTTTAACCAACAAGGTCGTAGACCTGGTAGCGCTGCTATCTATCTTGAACCTTGGCACAAAGACATCTTTGATCTTTTAGACATCAAGAAGAACACAGGTGCGGAAGAATTAAGAGCTCGTGATTTGTTTACCGCACTTTGGATTCCTGATAACTTCATGAGAGCGGTTAGAAATAACACTAGTTGGTATTTGTTCTGTCCTAATGATATCACTAAGGCTGGTTTAAAACCTTTACAAGAATGTTTTGGTGATGAATATGAGGAGGTGTATGAAAAGGCAGTATCTATGGGGTTAGGTAAAAAAGTAAAAGCTCAGGACATTTGGAGTAAAGTTGTTGAATCTCAAATCGAAACAGGAGTTCCTTATTTATGTTCTAAAGATAACGCTAATAGAAAAACTAACCACCAAAATATTGGGGTCATTAAACAATCCAATTTGTGTAATGAAATATATCAATATACTGATGAAGAGACTACAGCGATTTGTACACTTTCATCAATGGTTTTAAAGAACTTTATTCAAGGGGGTAAATTTGATTTTGAACTTTTATTTAATGAGGTTAGAAAAGTTGTTAGATCACTTAATAAGGTAGTTGATATAAACAACTACTCAACTGAAAAAGGTAGAAAAGGTGGTTTGGAACAAAGAGCAATTGCAATTGGAACACAAGGTTTGGCTGATGTATTTTATTTGATGGATTATATCTTCACATCTAATGAAGCTAAGAAATTGAACAGGGACATCTTTGAAACAATCTATTATGCGGCAATCTATGAAAGTAATCAGTTGTGTATGAATGGTAAGTACGAACCTTATTCATTCTTCAACGGATCACCAATGTCTCAAGGAGTATTCCAATTTGATATGTGGGGATTAGACGAAACTCAACTTTCAGGAATGTGGGATTGGAACAAACTCAAGAATAGTGTTTCACAATATGGAGTTTGTAATTCGTTATTCACGGCTCAAATGCCCGTGGCATCCTCAGCTAAAATTACAGGTTCATATGAAATGACAGAACCGGCACACTCGGCAATCTTTAATAGACGAGTTGTTGGTGGTGAAATCATGATAGTTAACAAATATCTAATTAACGACTTTGAGAAGATTGGTATTTGGTGTGAAGATTTAAAAAATGAAATCATCATAAATGAAGGATCAATTCAAAATATTAACTTCAATAACTATTTGGACTCTGAAGATAAAAACTACATTAAGAAAGTTAAACGAATTGAACATTTAATTCCTAAGTATAAAACTATTTGGGAGATATCACAAAGAGAACTTATTGATATGGCGGCAGATAGAGCTCCATTTATTGATCAATCACAGTCAATGAACATTTATATGGCAAACCCAACCCTATCTAAGATTACATCATCACATTTCCACTCTTGGGAAAAAGGATTAAAAACTTTATGTTATTATGTGAGAACTAAGGCAATATCAACAGGAGCTAAACATTTGGCGTTAGATATGTCTAAACGTGAAAAACCTAAAGTAACTCCTGAACCACCAAAAGTTGACTATTCTCACCTAAACTTACCACCAAGACCTGAGAATTCTGATTTTGAATGTTTTGGATGTTCATCCTAAAATTAAGAATCACTACTTCGGTAGTGATTTTTTTTTACTTAAAAATTCTATAACTTATATTTATATGTGATATGGCAAATGGTATTACATACGGTATAG